TCTTGTAGGCCATCAGGTGCTGTCCAAGTAGCGCCAAGATTGTAACGTTTGTCTTGATCAGAGTAAGCATGGAATTCAGGAATGAGATGTTTGAAAGCAGCAAGGATTTGCATGTTGTTGTGTAGTAGGTGAACGTATGTCTTGGACTTACGTGCTAAGCACTGCCAAGTATTAGTGCATCATCAATTGTAGTTGCATCAATTTCAATAGCACCTGTCTTCCAGGTTTGGTCACCAGGTACTGGCTCAGTACCATAAAACCATGTGTCATAGTCATCTTCATTACGAGGATCATCTTCTACAAGAATGTAATGTCTTGTATTTGTTTCGATAAAAGTTCCAAGGTTTCCCATAGCCATGGCAAGCAGTTGGTCGTCGGTGTAGTTGTTGTTCATGGTAAAAGACCAGCTCTAGTATTAAGGCTAAAGCTGGTCAACCTAGCTTCAGCTTTTACGACTTTAACATTTCCTCTCGTGCTTGCAAAGCAAGACGGAACACCTCCGTGTACTCATCCTTTTGTTCAAGCGTCAAGCTGGAATTGCAAAGTCCTTTGATTTGATCAACGGACATCATTCCATTTGATACCTTGAGTTGAATGGTGAACTGAGGTTTGCCATCAAGCATGCACAACACAATGAAGTGTTGTTTCTTACGTACACCTTCAGCATATCCGGAGGCAGAGCCGACGCAGTTGCGTACAGCTTGACCCCAGAGTGCAAGTTGGTGGGTGTCATGTGGCTGAAAAAATGTCCATGACTTGTTGTTATGCTGAAGTTTAATAGGTTCAGGGAACAAATCTTGGGGCAGATTTTCATTTGGATTTTGAATTTTCCAAGACTCAGCTTGAACATAATCATGGAACTCAACCAAGCGCCAACGTTTAGGTGGATCAATGATATTGTCCGAATCAAGAACACGTCTTAACATTGACAACGTGTCATTCCATTCTGTAAGCCACAGCACGTGAAGACCTGTTTCTTCACTGTTGGTACGCATACGCTCCCGTGGATTGTTTGTATTTTCTTCGGCATACTTTTTAAGAATGTGAAAGAAAGAAGCAACGGGCATGTGTTGACGCAACCATTCACAACAACGTTCGTTTGGATTGTTGATCAACCGAACCATCAATAACAATTCAATGTTGCTTTGGTAGTAATCAATAGGACAATCAGGCCAAATAAGTTCGACATAATGAATTGACTGAGCAAGTTTAATAATACGGTTTAGACCACGTACAACATCTTTGTGTGCACGATTATCTGGATCATTGTAATAAGCAACGCAAGTATTTAGTTCTTGTTGCATCCACTTACGAAAAAATGGTGTATTAAATACACGTGAATACTTGGTGATATATGACAGTTCAAGATCTCGATATGTAGCTGAATCTTTGTACACTTCACTGCGTCTGTTGATTGCTTCCAGCAAGTTATCAACTGTTAGTTCCCAGCCCACATGCTTGTGTTTTGGAATCAAATCTTTGTTGATCTCTAATGCTTGCCAGATTTCTGTGCAACGCAAACGAGAGAATAGTTCATGGTGATCATCCCAGATAGGAATGGATTGCTGCAATTCAGTGCGAAATTCATCTAATACTGGAGCCATTTCCCGAGTCTTTTCATAATAACTATAAAGATGATGTGCACGCCAGTTGTGATCAGTCATGCCGTTGGCAATGTCTTGCTTTGTTACTTCTTTGCGATAGATGTAATACTTGATACGACCAACACTAATCTCTGAACACAATTCAATCTTGTCAAGAATGTTACGAGCTAAAACTTTACGTGTGCTTGGATTGTCTTTGAATGCAATGGCATAGCCATATACATAGTCTTCTCCTTTGGCTGGCAGCCATGCTGCGTACCAACATTGTTCGTAATGGTAGAGAATCGCTTTGATTGCAAGGCGAGCTTGTGGAGTTGCCACATCCACAGGCGTTGTAAATTTCTGAAAACGATAGCGTGCCGTATTGGAATTAATGTTGTCAATTGCATCCTGTTGCAATGATTCACGTACGATGCGATACGGAATCAAGTGTGGAATATTACCAAGTGGGTACTTAGATTTTTTGGATACACGTTTGTTGGCATGTTGTTGACGAGCCAAAGCTTTAAGCTGTGGATCATAAGCAATCAGTTCAGTTTGAAGATTGGATGGTAATTGAAATTGCATGGTAAGTTCGGAGTTGAATTTAAAGTAGTAGGCAGTTTAACGTCATGCCTAGGACGCGAAACAAACTAGTGATTAATTGTTCAACAACACGTACTAAAACGGTTTTAATGCGTGCGATGTTGATCTTTAACAACCTAAGGCATGGAAGGATTAGGTGTAACTAATATCAATCCAATCAAGAGAATTACCACGATTTAATTCATGGATAAACTCCTCTAGATCTGATGGATCACTAGGTGGTTTATCTTCTACATATGTAGAAGCAAAACACAGACCAGGTTTATGTTCTGCTGGTTCTTCCCATGTGGCAGGACTAACCTGCAGACGATCTTCTATCCATGCTTCTGCATAGACTTGATATTCATTATCACCTTCGGGATAAACGTCAACATGTCTTATAGCAGAAATGTTTGACATTAGATTACCTCCATAGGTTGACGAATGGGCGCATTGAACATAGACGTAGGTCCATACTCAAGTACAAGATCTGGAAAAGAATCTAGAATCTTTTGCCTGTTAATAGGATCAGCATAACGTAATGCAACAGCAAGACTTTGTATAAACTTACCGCCATGCTGTTGCATTAGATCGGTAAGCCGGTGGAATTCAGAAGGTGTCATACTAATTGAGGTGAGGTGGAATGGTTGTTTCCTCTGGGACTTACACACCGAGTTGGCGTCGGTAATGCCCAGATCTTTACATTAATTTAATATTTGGAATGCTTAGTCCTGTGCCAGGGATACTAAAAGATCCTTTGACACCATTGGGATTGGCATTGAGAGTTAGTTGAAGTGGACCAAGTTTAATTGACTTGGTAAATGATTTGACTCCATGTTCAGTTATGTTTACACCATGGATGGTGCGATCAAAACTAATGAGTGAACGTTTAGTCATTTCAGTTCCTCGGGTAGAAACATGTCAATGTCTGTTTGATCTGAGAAGTTTGTCATAACAAATTTCTTACCATCTGGTGTGACAAAGCCACCAATGAAGCCAGCACCTACACGGTTAGCTGCTTCTTTCATCTTTGCTACAAAGGCCATAGCTTGTAGTTGATCTGTGGCTATTGAGTTGGGAATGTTGGGAAGATTAGATGAAGTCATGTTGATAGGTTGGAGATTGGATTAAGGTAGTGTACTTGGTAGGTAAGGGATGGATAGAGATGTTAACAAAGGTTATTCATTAACATTACTAATAGAAGATTAGGTTCCCCCCTGGTACCCCAACGGGGGGTCAAGGGGGGATAGATGTCAGGACATTGTCAAGACATTATTAGAATACATAGTGTGTGTTGTTATTTTATGTATAGATAACCTCCTGCCCAGTCGGCACGCTCTAGACATTCTGCATAGGATGCATCGTCTAGTAGATTGTATCTTACATGTTTAGCCGGAGACTTCCAGTCTGCTGGTTTGTATACAGCACCTGTTTGTCTATTAACAAAAGCATGGACTGCTCTACCGTCATTTAAACCTACATTTTGAGTTACTTCAATTATTTTGTAATATTTATTACCTTTATTAACCTCGAAGGTTTTGACTCCGTAGCGACTAGGATATTGTTTTTCAAAGTCATTAATTAACTTTGAAATAAGACCGTCGATACGATCTTCTATTGTCTTTGTGGTCTCTTTGAGACTTGTTGTGGATGCTGTAAGCATGAGTTCAAGTGCAATGGGATGTAGGCAGTTTAATGTCATGCTTAGGACATGTAATTTAAGAATGCAATAGCTTTGAGTGAGCTCTTGCTATCTCATACATTTCATTAGCTGTTATTGGTAATTCACCCCCTGTATTGTCATACAGGTATTGAGGTGTTGGATCGTAGTCAAGTTCATTTTCTAGTTGAGGAATGATTTCTTCTTCTAGAAGAGCAAGCATAGAAGGTGTGAGGTCTTCACATCCTTGTGGACGCTTGCTTTCTCTGATTACAATAGCCTTGAGGTCTTTGAGAATACCTTCAAGAACAGTGTATTCATTGATGTGTGGTGTAGTGATAGTCATGTTGAATAAGAAGTTAAGGTTTGATTAGATATCTGGGACTTATACCACTACAGAGTAGCAGATGCCCAGAGTTATAATAAATATACACACATAAAGTATTGTTAAATGGGAGATTTTTTTCAAGAATTTTTAAATAAACAGCTAATGGAATCTATGGGAAATAGCGATGGTAATATGATGGGATTTAATCCAGGAAATTTTAAAGCTCCTAATAATGTAAACAATCCTCTTGCTAGTTTTATGCCTAGCATTAGTGATCTAATGGTTAATAATAATTCTTCTAATCCTGTTGGTGAGGTTTACCAATTACTAAGTGGTAGAACAGGAATCAATGCAAGAGATGAAGATAACCAAGGTTTTACTATTAATCCTTTAAGTGGAACTGCAAGTGTTTCATTAGGTAAAAATTTTAATCTTAATTTAAAGACAGGTAAAGATCCTGGAGCTGAATTAAAATTTAGATTTGGTAATAAAAATCCACAAACTAGTATAGAGAATACTTATATACCAGGTAATGAACGACCGTATAATCCTGATCAAGAAAAACTAAATACTTCTATACGAAAAGATGTAATTGATATGCGTCCTAATAGTCAAAACTTTATTGATACACCATTACCACCAGAAGTTTTAAATCAATTGTATAAATTAAACCCAGCTAATGTACCGGGTGTTCCATCAGCAGGTAGACAAGCTTTAATGAATATGTTACGTTAACTTTAAGGTGTGTTTATAAGTTGGCACCTTATTAATTCACTTGATTGTTTACAGTGATAATTCTGTTTGTCATAGGTACTATAAATAAAACCACCGCTTAAAGGCATTGTTATATAACCTGCTCCAAGATATTGGAATAAACATGCAACACTGGAGCACATAAATGAAATCATGATTTTAAATGCAGACAAGATAAGGTAACACTGGGACTTACCCCATGATGATGGGTGCCCAGGTATTGGTAGTTTCTTGTAGTCAAACAATACTTGATTTAGATCAAACCAAGAATTGTTAACCAACTATCTGGGTGGTCAGGTTCAACCTCGTCGTCACCTGGGGTGAAACAGACGCTATCGAACGACCACTCCTCAATTTCTTCATTGGTTGGGATGTCGTACCAACCTTCGAGTTCTTTGTCTTCGTAGACGGGAATCCAATAACACCTAAGGACTCCCCGTTTGTTTCTGTAAACGTTACCAGTGCAAGGGATTGCTCCCTTTGGTGCGTTCTGGAAGTCACACTCTGCTTGGTACTGTTGCTGCCCCTCTTCTGAATCGAAGGGTTCGTAACCGAAAGTTGCAGCGATTTCTTGAGTGATGGGGTGAAGCATGATAATAGTTCTGTAATAAGGATGGAAATGAGTGTGATGACAATAAGGATAAGGTCATCCTCAGTAAGTACTGATGTACTAGGCGTGTGTTCCAATAGGATACTCCATAGTAGGTTCAGGCATTTCTTCCCTCATAATCTTCTCTTGCTCATCAGCAATGTCAGAGAGGAAGTCAATTTGATCTGCGGTATATTCTTCTGCATACTCTGGTTCTTCAGTAGGAAATCTAAAGTTATAAGTAATACAATTATCGCCTACTGACAGTAATTCATAGTCTGTTGCAGGACATGTATTCAACCATGCATGGAAAGCTTCTTGAATAGTCATGATGTAAATAGATGTGAAGGATAAAGTAGACAGTGTCTGTACATTGTCATGACAAGTACGGACATAAGAAGGACAAGGCTTAGACACCTACGGGACATAAGTAAAACTTATATATGAGTAGGTGAATCTTGGACTTACACCACGAGTGGATGCCAAGGTTCATAGTCTTCTATTAGTGCCACACTAATTGTGGACTTTGCCTTTAAGGTCCTGTCGTATGTGCAGGTGTAGTAGGTCCAGCTGTTGGAGCTGTGATATCTACTCCCACAACTGCTGCGCCAGTGACGGCAGCAATGAGGAGTGCGAGGAGAACACTAAGTATGTTCCACCTGTTCTCATGTGATCGTGATCGACGGTACGAATCTAATGTTACGTACCTACCGTTCTTCATCTTGTAACTGTTTTTCATAAATAAAATAACAATGGTATAGCAGGGTATGAACCCTGCAGAAAAACCTGATATAACTATCAGGTTTAAGTGCAGAGATCAAACAGCTAGTGCTTCTTCTAACTCAAGATCTTCTGTTAGTGCCGCACTGATTGTGGGTTTTGGTGCAGTACCATTAGCAGCCTTTGGTAAAGCGCCAATGGTTGCACGTACTCCAGTCAGTGTCAACTCAGGACACTTGAGTGCCAACATCTTACCGTCTTTTAGGTAGTGCGTTCTGATTTTGTCAATCCGAACGTCATACTGGGACAGGATAAGCTGTTGCCCTACAACAAGTGTCTTGTTGATGTATGCAGTTAACAACCCATTAGAGTTGTTAAACTTAATGCGGCAGCTACTATTGAAGCGATCGTTCACTGCGACAGTAATCGCAAGGAACTCTTTGCCTTCATGGACGGCAACTTCCATGTATGTAATGTTGCCGATGATGGTGTTGCTAAACATGAGTTGAATTAAACGATGGTGAATGCAGAGTGAACTCTGCAGGAAACCCACCGCAATAGTACATGAGTACCATGCGGAAGAGTTGCGTGCAGAAATCAGACAGCGTTCTGTCTTTCCCAACGAAGCAAATCTCGATTAAGATCTACTTTCCGCTGGAGTACAACACAGAACGGTATAACTTCCTGGAATTGACAAGCATGATCCTGCCATTTGAAGAACACTTCTAACGCAGCTTGACGCTGCGCTTCTAGTTCTTCGTCAATGACAGGAGAATCTCGCCTGGCAAGCAGACGAGCATCTTGTGTCAACAGACGTTCAACAGCTTTAGGAGTCATTGAGTTCAGGTGGTGTAGATTAATGCCAGTGTTACCTGGCAATAACTGGGACAGGGTTTGCACCTGCCCACCCGCTTTAACGGATCAGCTAGTTACTGGGTATGCACGCATTTGTACTAAGACCTCAATAAAGATTTCGGCATAAGTGCTACCTGGAAAGTGTTGTTGGGAGTGACGTGCAATAACTGCAGCGTCATCTAACTCCTGTTCTGTAAAATACTGGCGAAGCTGTTGGTACGTTGTCATGGTATGAGCTAAGAAGTGCGGTGCCCATCTCCGCTGGGGGCAATTACTGCCGGAGGGTTTGCACCTCCGGACCCGCTTTAACGGATCAGCTATTAGTCACACGTACATTTGAGACAGGAATATAATCTCCTGTAATACGTGCATCAAGTTGTTGTTGTCTAGCCTTAATCTGACGGAGTTCGTACTCCGCATTGTGCTGAGCTAAGCCAGCATCAAACTCCATCCGTGCAACGGCTACACCATTGCGAATAGCTGCGACTAAACCTGAGCGAATGCCCATGCTGTTGGTGCTGTGCAGGTGCCCATCTCCTGCGGACTAGGCAATAGCTGGACCAGGGTTTGCACCTGGTCACCCGCTTTTACGGATCAGTTTGCATACATAGTGTCATCACGATGTTTCTCGCGAAGATACATGATGATGCCACGTATTTCATCCAAGGTTAAGTAACCCGTAGGATTAGATAATCCTGGTAACCAGGCTTCATAGGTCGTTGGTTGCCCTGGAGCTATAACGCCCATCAATCCGGAACCTTTCGGTCCGGTCACGATGGAGATGTCAAATCCAACAACTGGATCAACATATTCCAGATGCCAACCACCAGAGACGACTGAGTGTTGCACCCAACCAGAAGTTAGGTCGATCATAGATCTCTCCATAGTGCGGTGCCCATCTCCGCTGGGGGCAATACCTGGGAAAGGAATCGAACCTCTCCTACACCATCAAGTGTCTGCGTTGTAAGGATGCGCAGCCCCCTATTAACCACTAACTTAATAACAGTCTGAATACCGAAAACCCAGTGGTGACGGGCCTTTACCGGATTCGCGCCCTACACGAGGAGGGTAATTGATAAAAACAGTAAGCTTATCGTCTCAATAACACGTAAGCGAAGTAAGTTTTAAGCGAACGAAGTGAGCGTTGCTTCTTCTCTTGTGAGCGAAGCGAACTTTCTTCGTTACTTAACTCGTACTTCCCTTGACTAAAATGTAAGTAATACCCATACTCTTTTTTTTTCTTTACAGATACCTACTCGGTAGGGGGGTGGGAGAACGGTCAGGTAAATCTAATACCTATTTGAGGGTATAAGGGCGCCTTATATACAGTAAAAGTGTTATTTTGTCGTCCAAAACGTGTGTTTGCCCAAAAATTTAGACAAAAAAAACCGGGGTTTTATTCCCGGCTTTGTTTTAAATTACAGAATTTTATTATTATCCCTTCTTTGCCTTATATGCGAGAGTTGCTTTCATCGCTTTACGGAATGCATCTTCATCTGGTAGCTCATAAGCCAGTTCTTTTTTGGCGGAAGTAACAAAATCACGTACTTCAAGGGCGTCTTCACCCCTTTGTGCCTTTTCTAAAGCTTTATTTTTTATAGTTTCGAGTGCTTCTACTCGTTTTAGACGGGTTTCGTCGTCCATTCTGGTGCATATAGATTGTTCTTTAACTATAGCGCCCATATTTTAAGTTTTAAACAATATAATATTGATATACAACAAATAAAACGATAAACCTTTAGGTGTTTTATGGATTCTGCACTTATGTTTGCTGCATATCAAACGGAACAAGATAAGTTACGCCAACAGCCAAAGGAAGAAAACAATTTAGTTGACGCATTAGGTAAAGCAGCACTTGCGGCGGGTGTTGCAACGGCAGGTATTTTAGGTGGACGTCGTTTTTTTGCTAATAGGGGAGCAGCACCTACTTCTGTACTTAATACAAGTGCTACTACAGACCTTAGTAATATCAATGTTAATAACCTTCGTCGTGCAAGTGGACGCCCTCCTATAGATGTTACAGAAACTGTTGTGCCTTCTCGTCCTGCACCACGTCCTGCACCACAAACAACAGTTGAACGGTTAGGTAATATAAATGAAATTACACGTCAAGCTCGTAGTGAACGTCCACAAGGTATAAAATTTGTTGATCTGGCTGATGAAGTACGTACGTCAGTAGATCCATGGTCAGGTAAAGAAACAATCTTGACACCTTTTGGTTCTCCTACCGTACCTCCAGTTAGGAAAACAGAAACTATAACAAGAGGAACACCGTTACTTTCTCCAGCAGTTCCTGATGCTGTTGATCGTTTACTTGATGACTCTGATTTTTTAAAACTTGTTGAAGCAGAAGAGTTAGCAAAAGAAAATTTACTTTCTAGTAATAGATCAGAACAAGCAAAACAAGCAGCAAGAAAGCGGCAAATACTTACGGCAACAGGAGAGGATATTATTTCTACTCTTCGTTTAGAAGCTAATACTGCTGAAGCGGCAGCACAAGGAGATTTTACCCAACAGTATTTAAAGACTGCTGGCTATAAAGATGTTGATACTATGGTAGACCAACAGGTTGCTAATGTACCAAGAAATACTAATCAAACACTTAATGCTATTGATGCAGCAGAAGATCAACAAACTGGACGCGTCTATCAACAATTGCAACGTAATGAAGGTTTAGATCTTAACCAAATTGAGATCATGGAAGATATGGCGCAAGCTAATCGAAAAGCAATGATGGAAGAAGGAGAACCTACCCAGATGGTTGGGTACGAAGCAGATGCTTCTATCAACCAAGTAGCGTCTCAGTTACCAGATGGTTTACCTGTTGATCAAGCAGAAGGTGCTTTGAGTTTTGCACAAAAACGGATGCAAGAGATCCGTAAAGTACAAGAAGCACAAGGTTATCGTGGTTTACGTGCAGAAAAACAAATGTTACAAGGAGAACAAGGGACTCGTATTAAACAAGCGTCTGAGTTGTATGCGGCAACTGGAGATCCAAATGTTTTATCATTAATTTCTGAAACACCTTCTTTACCTATTAGTGTTCAACCAAAAACACAACAATTAATTACTACACAATCTTTAAAAGGTGATGCACCTTCCGAATTAAATACCTCTTCTCTTTATTCACCGTTTAAAGAACGGGAACTAAATGTTAACAAACAAGAAGATGTTGATATGCGTATGACAAACCGTCTTAGTGAGTTAGGTGCTAAGCGAGAAACTATACCTAAAAAAATTATTAATCCAGAGTATGCCGCTTTAGAAGAACAAACTAATATAGCAATGTATGCGATGGAACAAGGCGATCCTACTGCCGCTAATATTTTTTATCAAAATCGTCAAAAATTTAGAGAAGGAAAAGCTCCTCCTCGGGAGATTATTAATCCTGAATATTTAAAGTTATCTCAACAAATGAACGAAGCTGAATCATTGCGCAGAGAAGTACGTGACATTATTGAAAGTAAAAAAAGCAATGTAGCACAATTTCCGTCTGTGTACAGAGTTGCAGATTTACAAGAAGGTGTTCGTCCTTTTTATCAACAAACACCAGAAGGTGAAATTATTCCTGAAACTTTAGAGTTACGTAGAGGAAGGCCATCTAAACCTACTGGTGTTGTAGAAAAACCAGCTTCTGGAACATCAATTCGAGGGGTTGGTGGTGCAGTTGGAACAGGATCTGGTAGTACTCCTGGTGTTTATGAGCCAGGGGCAATTTTATCTGATGTAATTATTGAAAACGGAGAAGAAATATATAAACCAGTTATGTGGCAAGAAGGTACGCATCCTGTGAATTTACGCACTCCAGAAGGTTACGTATATTCTGAAGAAGCAACACAACAGCCAACAGCAATGCAAGGAATGCGTTATCAAACTCACCCCTTTGGAACTAAACCCCCAGAAGTTACACTTCGATCTTTTGATGCAGCCAAAGAAATACGTAGAATACAAAGAAGTAATCCACCAGACAAAGCACAAGCTCTTGTTAATTCTTTTCTTCAGCAACTTAAAGGAGGTTAATCATGGCAGAAAAGAAAAAAGATAAAAAATGGATTCAGAAAACTGAAATGAAGAAAGGTGTCTTTACGGCTAAAGCTAAACGAAAAGGTATTACCACTGCACAGCTACAAGAAAATGTTCTTTCGGCGCCAGAAAAGTATGATGCTGAAACTGTGAAACAAGCCAGGTTACGTCAAACTTTGGTAGGATTAAAAAAGAAAAAAGACGAGAAAAAAACTAAAACCTAATGGCACGTGACGCGAGACTTGACTTAGGGCGCTACATACAAAATCCCTTTAATCGTCGAGGAGAAATTTCCAAACGTTTAGATTTTGATGACTTGTTTCAATCTAAAGCAAATAGTGGAGAGTATCCTTGGAACCCATCAAAATTTAATGAACGTGACTTATTAAAACGTGCAATGACACGTAAAGTTACATTAAACCCAGATCTTAATTTTGTTGGTAACACTCCTTTCTTTGATGATAATTCAAAAGTAACACCACAGTACGAACTGTTTGAAGGGCTTGGTCGTTTTAATAGACCAGAAGATTATGACTTTGATGAAGGTAGAGCACGTACTATACAACGTCCACAAGAGCAACCTGATTTTAATACAGATTGGATTGAAGCATATAAATTAAGTCCTACTTTAAAACCAGGAAAAACAGCACGTAATCCAATGCCACGTTTACGTAACCCTGATCCGAATGGTTATCTCATGGCAGGAGCAGAGAAACGAGCTGAGAATGAACTAGAAGATAAACCTTCAATCTCACAACTGTTAGATCGTCAAGGTTTAATTAAAGCAGAACAAAAACAAGCAGAAGAAAAACAAGGAGAAAAAACTGCAAATGAAGAAGCTGTAGAATCTAATGTTTCTCCGGGTAAAACATAAGAGTAACTAAAGATAAAATAGTATTAATGCACATGGAAAATGTTTAAAATTGCGGGTCAACTAGCAGGTCTATTAAAAAACTCTGCTCCCGTAAAAAGGCTGGTAGCAGACGGTGGAGGCGATATGTTACGTGCTTCTGTACCAGGGGGCTTACTTACAGGCATATACACCACACTAGCCACTGGTAATCCAATAGCCGGTCTTACGGTAGGTGCAACAGATATTGGTTTAGGTGTAGGTGTAGGTAAATTGTTTAAAAAATATGCACCTGAGACCGCAGGTAAATATCGTAACTATGTATCAGATGAAACATTACAAAGATATACTGGAGCCGGAAGAATACCCAAAGATCAACTTAGTCGTGTATATGAACCTAGCTGGCAAGCTAACGCTGTAAATTTAGCAGGTAGTGTTGCAGCACCAATGTTAATTGAACCTTTATTTTATCCTCAACAACAAGCAAATATTAATCAATACGTAACACAGCAACAACAGCTTGGTCAACAAGAGATGTTAAATCAAATGTATCAAGCACAAACAGCAGACGGCACCTTGTATCAAACGCAAGGTCTTCCTTATCGTTCAACAATACAATACTAATGGCTGTATCAAGTAGACCAGAACAAGCACAGACGTTTCTTAAACGCGCAGCAGATGCTTACAATAATGCAATGCATTCTGTTGGCAATTTAATGCCAACGAAAATTAAAAAAGGATTTCAATCAGGTGTGGAATTAATGACACCTGAATCTAGACGTGAAATAACAGATGAACAAGGTAATCGTATTCTTAGTAGTATTTCAAATTACAGTACGTTTAGTCCAAATTTTAAAAAAGAATTAAAAGATGTAAAAGGTATTAGTTTTAATGAAACACCACAAGAATTTATAGGTGCTTATGCGGCTAGGTTATTAACAGATGCAGGTACAGATTCCACTCGTCATTTGTATTGGCGTTACAATCATCCAATGGCAATTGCAGATAAGCTTATTGAAAAAGCTGCTGGACCTGCATATAAACAATTTAACCCAACACAAAAAAGTCTTGTTAGTTTAGCTATCAGTGCACCTACTGTTGCTTCTTTGGGACACATTGATATAACAAATCCTTTTGAACAATTTAGATCAAAAGGCTTTGCTCAAACCTATGCAGAAGAAGGAGCAGAAGATCGACGGGAAACAAGTCAACCTGGTACTGAAGTAATTGAACGTTTGCTCCTTGGAAGACAAGGTCGCCCACTTAAATATGAAACAGCAAAAGAAGATATCCCTAGTTTGACACCTGAAAGATATAGTAATTACATGAAAAATTATTACCAAGATAAAGGTGTTATTGGTCTTGGTTTAATTAAAGGAACAATGGAAAATTTAGAAGGTGTACCAGAAGCTCGCATTGTTGGCTTTCCAATTGGATTACAGGCAGCAGGTGCATTAGCAGGAGGAGCAATGGCTCTCCGTGGCGCATTACAAACCCAACCACCTGTTGTTACGACAAAAGAACGTCGTGTTATTTCATATCCTGGCGCAAGTTCAGGCATTGTCGAAAAAGATATCAAGACAAAAGTACCAATGGCTACACGTAAGACAGCAAGTATTGCATTAGCCGGATCTTTAGTAGGAGCATTGGTAGGTAACTTAACTAACCAAGCTATTGCTTCATTAAATAATAATCCTGAGAACTTACCAAGTACAAATGAATACCGTTAGAGTATGTAGACTGGTAAAATTAAGTTAATAAGAAAAGTATTAAACATGGTACAACCTTTAGGATCGGAATTCCCCATGGAGGGGATGATAGGACCCAATAGTGAACTGGGCCGTATTTCCGCTAAAACTAGTATGTTTAATGCTAAAGAAGGTAAAGGTTATGAAAAATTACTGAATGCGTTACGACAAGCTGAAGCGGAACTAGCGCCTAATCTCCGTACAAATGTAAGATCCGTGTTACCTCCTGGAGCAACAATAAGTTCTGTAGCTGGTAAAATAGCAGGTAAATATATTCCTATTGCTGGTGCTGGATTATCTTTACTGCAAGGTGATGTTGGCGGAGCTGCAGGTGGTTTACTTGGCATGGGAGCTGGTACACTTGTGTCGCCTTTATTGGGACCTTTAGCACCTTTAGCACCATTAGTTGGATCTGTTGTTGGTGGAGGCATTGGTACTGCTGCACAGAAAGGTATAGGCGGACTTGTTCAAAGTGCTTTAGGTAATGCGTCAGCTAACACTGCTGCACGTGGTGAGTCTGCTGGACCCATCCCTGGTCTCCCTGGTATTGGTTCTAAAGAAGTTGGTGGGATGGATGCCAATCGAATGCTTGAGCTTGTACGCGCAGCAAATACGGGTCGTATTGAAGCTGCGCAAGCATTAAATCCGATGTTGAATCAAAACCTTGATCAACAACGTAATCGTCAGATGCAGTTGAATCAACAAACTGCACAACTTACTGGTGGACTTAATCAGCAAAGATATATGGCTGAACTAGCAGGAGGAGCACAATCAGAAACTGGTGCACTTACACGACAAATACTGACGACTACTAATCCTTACGCTAATTCCGCGTTCCAGTATCGTTAAATAAAATGTCTTTTTCAGGTTTTAACCTTGGTTCTTCCAACACACCTAGATATGGATCAGGTGTGAATTTTGATGGGATAAACACAGGAGCAACTTTTTACGGACAACAACCTTCAACTTCTACAGGTGTTGACTACAAAAGCTTTGGTGAAAGCATCAAAGGTCTTCCATCTGAATTACAAGGAAAAGCATTTGAAGATTTATTAAATAGATCAAGAAGTCAAGCTGATATTACTCAACTATTAAATTTTGCTCGTGAAGTAAGAAGTCCAGAAGCACGGAAACAAGCTCTTCAAGATGCGTTAGAGTATCAAAATGCGCAACAAGCATCAGCATTACCCTACAATATGTTAAATAAAGGATTAGATACTTTATCTAAACTTCCCGAACAGATATCTGCGAATGCTGCTAATCGGGCAATGTTAGCAGTCCTTGGAGCTAAATCAGTAACAGATGCAGGAAATGAGGCTATGGCAAAATCTCCTTTTGGTAAAGGTAGTTTTGTTTCGCAGGTTCCTCTTTCTCAACAAAGATACTTTAGTTAGAATAGATATGTGCAATATAATTAAATGGCAAGGAGGATAATATGTTACTAGCACCTTTAGCTGCTCCTTTAATTACAGGTCTTTTTAGCGGTGGCGCCAGTATGTTTGGCGCTAACAAAGCTGAAGAGGCTGCTCGTAGATCTGATAATACTTCACGTCAAATTGCACAAGGACAGCTTGCTGCACATAATGCAGGTCTATTAGAAGCAAGAGAAGCTGAAAAAGGTAGGCTTGGTTTTGGAATATGGGATAAGGTTTTTAGCGCTGGTACAGGAGCTGACCTTGATTTTGGAAGACAACAAAAAGCTTCTTTGTTTCAACGTAATATATTAGATCCTCTTTCTGCTGCTAATGAACGAGATGATTTAAGAGCAAGAATAGGAATGGAGGGCTCATCTGCTGCACGTGGATTACGTCAAGAAGCTAATCGTGAGGCTCTTAAAAGAACTCTTGCAGAGAAACAAGGACAAATGATGGGTATGTTTGGTAGAATTGCACCAATAGATACTTCCACACTTTTTACATAAGGAGATAAATTATGGGAGGAGGAGGAGGAAAAAGCGCACCGGCACCTATATACATGCCGCCGCCGCCTGATAATACGTTTAGAGATTTCTTAAACTACAGTCAACAACAAGAAGCACGGGCACAAGCGCGAGCTGATCAAGAAAGAGCAGATGCTAAGGCCAAAGAAGACGCACGTAAAGCATCAGGTGTTGCAGGCTTTGGTGGTTTACGTTCAGGTCTAGAATCACAGTTGAGACAAGGTTTAATTACATATGATGATGCTTCTAGGCAATTACGTGATTATGCTGGTAAATACGAAATAAATCCAGAAGAAGATGTTAATAAGTTAACAGATGTTTATACTAAGGAATTATTACCCGGACGTCGCTCTACAGGAGTTTCTGCGGCTTATCAAGAACTTTTGGGACGTGAAGCTACGGAGCCAGAAAAGACGGCTGCCTTAGAACGTTTTAATCAAGGTTATTACAGCAGTGTTCAAGACTTAAAAGACTCCCTTGCTAAAGGTTCGGAATATCAAGATAAGTTTCAAACAAGCTATCTTGGTAACTATTACGATACGATGTATGGTAAAGAAGAGAGGGATGCAGCAGGTAAGAGAACAGGTACAAGAAGCTTTAAGTTTGATAAATCACTTCTTCCTACTTACGCTGAAGGAACGTTAGGTAAAGCTGGTATTGCAGTTCCAGACTTCAAGGATACCTTTACAGGTACACCTGCTGAACTTGAAGAGCAAACACAAAATATTAGAGACACACGTAAGTATCTGTACAGTGCTGGTCTGACTAATCTCCAAGGTGATATTGACAAAGAAACACAGAAGTTAAAAAATAAAGGAGCAACGGATGTAGCTAAGATTGGAGCAACAGGCGATATGTACAAAGCGCTGATAGGAAGTTTTAGTTTTAATTAAAGATATCTTTGTTATAATTGTTTAGTGTAAAGGAACTTTAAAAATGACAGCTTCATCTGGTCAGGATAGCGCAAGTGATTTTGACATTAACCGTTTTGAGCAGCTCTTGGAGCGCCTCGAAGCATCTAAAGGTCGTCAACAGCGTCAGAAGTCTGTTGAAGGACGTCGTGATATCTTTGCCGGGGGCCTTGCTAATATGATGAGTAACTTCTAATTTTCTATAGGTACTGTAAGCCATGACTAGTAGCGTTCCAGTAGGACAAACTGATGCTGATGATTGGTTTGATTTAGACAAATATCGTCAAGCAGCTGGTGTGGCTTACGACTTTTCCAAGAAAAAGATGGAGGATGCTGGTGGACAGGAACGAGAAACTATCGGTAAAGGGGCCGAAGAACAACGTACCTCCGCAGAGCAGTCACAGCGCTTTAAAGAAAAGGACGAAGAACGCGATTACGGCCAGGCCCAACGAGCTTATCGATATTGAGTTATTCGATGGGTGGGTAGATAATTTAGATGCGTCTACCCAAGAAGCATTCTGTGCATTCGCCAAAGAAAATTACTCTGTAATAGAAGCATATCTTTATTCACGATTCCTTGGTTACAAAGGAACCGTAACTGCGTGCGAACTATGGGTCAAACAACATTACGATAAACCAGATCACCGAAAGAAACTCTTGTATGAAATTGACGAGATGCAAGAGGACGTACGTAAATTACGAGAAGATGTAGAGAATGGTGTTGTAAAACGTGATGCGGGAGTAGCTCGTATCGCTTCTATGCAAAAAGAAATTCGTGGCCATATTGACCAAGTAGAAAAGTTTACGAGTATTAAAGATAGAAAAGGTTTATTGATGGCAGGTGCTGACAGGGCTATACGTGAATTAATGTTTATCTTCAAAGACGATCCGATTGAGATACCCTTGGAAGAGGCAACAATGAGCGTATGGTCTAGAATGCAACTTGAGGAATGATTCTGTTAGACTGATTTTAAATTAAAAGTTTACAGTCATATGCCTAAAGGTAAAATGCCACCTCAGTTTCTTGAGTATCTCAAGAAGAAGGATGCCAAGAAAGAAGATGGTACAGAGATGAATGATAAAGAAAAACGTAAGGCTGCTCTAGATAAAGCAAGAAAATATAAAGATCAAAAAAACAGTAAAGCTAAAAAATAGAGTAGGATTCCATGAAGTTGGAACATTCTTGTGCCTAGCTATACACACCTTGCTTATCGACGTAATGCAAAAGCCGCTGCGCGGAATCAACAAATACGTATACCCAAGAATGTAGATGCTCTTAAGTTTGCGCAAGAAGACTTTGGTTTTTTTTGTGAATACGTAGCTGACAAGCCTCCTGCTGAACATCACCTGGAATGGCATAAACATTTCATAACAGAAGAAAACAGTAGCTGCCTTCTACACATTGCTGGACCAAACGTCGATCTATTGGCACCAAGGGGACCACTTGCCATTTCAATGCCAGTAGCAACTCCTAACGGATGGGTGCCCATCGGTGATTTACAATTAGGTGATTTAGTTTTTTCTGAGAAAGGACAAGTTACAGAAGTAATTAACATATCCGATTATGCATCGTCTCCAACTTGGGAAATATCCTATACAGATGGTTCATCCGTACGTTGTGACGATCAACATTTATGGAAGGTACGGCGCATAGGTTCTGATGCCAAAGGTGAATGGCGTGTCATGTCTCTTAATGAAATTCGTACACAAAAAACAATTGGAATAAAAGGAAACGGTAAAGTTGGTTCTCCAAGTAAACGTATTACTGCTACTTGTTCACCAGAAGAAAAACCTTGGCTAGATAGCAAGGGCTACGCTCGTTACTATATTCCTGTGACGGAACCAGTACAATATCCAGAAAAAGAACTTTTAATTGATCCATATCTACTTGGTGTTTTAATTGGAGATGGTTGCTTAAGCAGTGGAAATCTAACAATAACTAGCTCCGATTCAGAATTGATTGAACGTTGCTCTCAACTTTTACCTAAAGACTACACGTTCAAGAAGGCTTCCAAATACGATTATCGTATTTCGCATATTAAAGGTAGTCTTTTTTGTGGGGTACCAAATCCTGTAAAAAGAAATCTCGAAAAGCTTGGCTTGTACGGAAAAACATCAGTATCAAAATTTATTCCAAAAGAATACTTATTTTCTTCTGTTGCTGATCGTGAGGCGTTGCTACAAGGTTTACTTGATACGGACGGCACGGTATCTAGTTCTGGTTCTGTTTCTTTTTGTACTACATCTCAGCAACTTGTAGATAACATTATTGAACTAGTTCAATCATTAGGAGGTATTGCAACTAGACGTACTGCACAGTTCAATTCTTATACACTGCCCAACGGAGTAAAAACACGTACAACAACACCGTCTTACAAGGTAGGAATAAAACTACACCCTGAGATTAGACCGTTCTCCTTGAAGCGTAAAGCACTGAGGTATGCTCCTTGTACTAAATACCTTCCTTGCCGTGGCATTATAGATATTAAACCTTCGTTTGAAGAAAAGGTACGTTGTATAGAAGTTCAAGATGAGTGTCATACATTCTTAACAAAAGATTATATCGTCAGTAAAAATTCAGCCAAAAGCACAGTCTTGGGTTTACTTACAGCATGGGCTATTGGTATTCACACTAAAGCTAAACGTCCTTTACAAATTCTTTACTTGTCATACACAGTTGATATTGCACGATCCAAAAGTGCTACTATCAAACGCATCATTGAAAGTAAACGATACCAAGAAGTTTTTCCTACTGTACGCTTAATGAAAAACGTAACTAGTAATGAATACTGGTCAATAGATCATCGCTTTGCGGGTATTGACACAACTGGTGATGAACAGTTTACACTCTGTGCTGCAGGACTTAAGGGTTCAGTTACCTCCAAACGATCTCATTTAGTAATGATAGATGACGCCATAAAAAGTTCGGCAGATATTTCAAATCCAGACATTAGAAAACAAATGCAAGAGAACTGGAACGCTGTGATCGCACCTACTATGTTTGAAGGTGCACGAGCAATATGTCTTGGTACACGCTTCCGACATGATGACATTCATGCGACAACTTTTAATGAACAAAATAATTGGATGCAGATTGTTCTTCCTGCAATTAAGCACAATCGCATAACAGGAGAAGAAGAGTCTTATTGGCCTGCAATGTGGTCTTTGGAATATTTAAAGGAAAAGAAACGACAGGCACCTATTGCTTTCTCTTTCCAATACATGAATCAAATCGTTAGACAAAATGAACTTTCCTTGGCACCAGAACTAATAGTTAAAGCAGAAATTGCAACGGAGTTTGATACTCTTGGCGTTGGTGTTGACCTATCTGCTGGTGTCAAAGAAAAGAATGATTACACCGTTATGGTACTAGGTGGACGTATAGGCGATCAGATTCATATCATTGATTACAGACGAATACGAGTCATGGGAAATCTAGAAAAACTTGACGTACTTAAAGAACTTCTTAACGATTGGTCTATTCTTGGTAAAGATGAAAACAATAATTACTTCCCGACTTTTGCAACAGTTGACATATGGTCTGAAGCTGTACAGTACCAGGCATCCCTGGAAGCAGACTTCAAAAGAGTTTGTTTAAATCAAGAAGGTCTCTACAATATTTTGTGGCATCCCGTCAAAGGTTTCCGTGCAGATAAGCTTGCAAGGTTTCGCGGTATTATGGGTATGTTTGAAGATAGAAAAATAATCTTTAATCGATTTAGGAACTTCACAAATCTCTTCGAGGAACTCACGAACTTCGGCGTAAGTAGTCATGATGATTGCGCGGATGCCCTTGTGTGGTTAGTAAATGGTCTAGCACGGAAAGGTCAATTACACCTAGATTTCTAATTCTAAAGATTTTATAAAATTACAAAGATTGGTTACAGCAGCAGATCTTAACGTATAGAATAAAAAATGTGAGGAATCCCTCACATATCTACATGTTTCTTAACGTCCTCATGGTTTCTACTCTTGCTCCACGTTCTGGCGTGGCTGGGTGGGATCAGTTTTGTGAGTGGGTTTCAGGCACCGAAAATCGTCTTTATGTCGGTTGGTTTGGTGTACTTATGATCCCTTGCCTACTGGCCGCCACCATTTGCTTTATCATCGCTTTTATTGCTGCTCCACCTGTTGACATTGATGGCATTCGTGAACCTGTTGCTGGATCCCTCTTATACGGAAATAACATCATCAGCGGAGCCGTTGTGCCAAGCAGCAATGCAATCGGCTTACATTTCTACCCAATTTGGGAAGCTTCTTCGCTTGACGAGTGGCTCTACAACGGAGGTCCCTTTCAGCTCATCGTCTTCCACTTCCTCATTGGCATCTTTGCTTACATGGGACGAGAATGGGAACTTAGTTATAGATTAGGGATGCGCCCCTGGATCTGTGTTGCGTACTCTGCACCAGTAGCTGCAGCAACTGCAGTGTTCCTTGTGTATCCCTTCGGTCAAGGTTCATTTTCTGATGCGATGCCCCTGGGTATTTCAGGCACCTTCAACTACATGTTTGTGTTCCAGGCTGAACATAACATCCTTATGCACCCTTTTCATATGTTGGGTGTAGCTGGTGTTTTTGGTGGATCGTTATTCAGTGCTATGCACGGTTCTCTTGTCACTTCCTCATTGGTACGCGAGACGACTGAAGACGTATCTCAAAACTATGGCTACAAGTTTGGTCAAGAAGAAGAAACCTACAACATCGTTGCAGCACACGGCTACTTTGGAAGACTTATTTTTCAGTATGCCAGCTTTAACAATAGTCGTAGTCTTCATTTCTTTCTTGCCGCTTGGCCTGTGATCGGTATATGGTTTGCTGCACTTGGTGTATCAACCATGGCATTTAACTTAAATGGTTTTAACTTCAACCAATCTATTGTTGATAGTCAGAATCGTGTGGTGTCTACTTGGGCTGATATTCTCAACAGAGCTGGCCTAGGCTTTGAGGTTATGCATGAGCGTAATGCACATAACTTTCCTCTTGACCTTGCAACAACTGAGTCTGTTCTTGTAGCACTAAAGGCGCCAGCCTTAAGCTAAATTTAAAATAAAATTATCGACTCGACTGCTAACACGGTCGGGTTTTTTATTGTAGACTAAAGGAAAGAAATCTAGCACTTTGGGTCCCGAATACGCTGCTATCTTTTTGACTGCGGTCATTTCAGCGATCACAGGTGGTTCCTGGGTGGCTAATAAACTGTTGTCCCGTCAAACGGAGAGGATCCAACAAGGCGTGGAACACATCAATACACAGAGACGTAGAATCGACAATCTAGAAGATGAAGTAAAACGCTTACCAATGGATTACGTATTAAAGGTTGATTTTTTACACGAGATTACAGAAATGCATAGTAATTTTAGACAGATTAACAATAAGCTTGATAAGCTAATTGAAAAGCTTTTAGCAAAATGAGCTACGTACTTGAAGTTCAAGAAGATGAAAACGGTGATTGTTTCATCACGCTTCCAGAGGAAGTAATCGACGAGTTAGGCTGGAAAGAAGATGATGTACTTAGTTGGGATGTACGTAGTAACGGCATTGTTCTAAGTAAAGTAAATGACTCAAGCGGTTATGAGGTTATAGAAGAGTAGAATACAAAAAAAGTAAGTAGTTAAATTATGGCTGGTTATTATGGCGGAGAACGCAACGTACCTGGAGCGGTTGGAAATATAGGTGGTACAGCTAATAACTTCCTTGCTGGTAACCCTAGTTTTGATGTAAATAAAGGTCCAGGTCCTTTAGGTAATCGTTCAGAAGAACAGATACGACGTCTTCTACAGAGCACTCCAAATAATCAACAGTTACTTGAAGAAATGAAACGCCGTGGAATTACTCCTAGTGGTGGTCCACAGCTTCCTTTAGACGGATCACCTTTTGGTTCTAGTAACCTTGCCGGTGCAACAGCACAAATGAATCCAAATCAGCCAGGTAATTTTGCTGGTTTTATTGATCAATTACAAGCACAAAATCAAGGTCCTAGTACACCTGTTAAATATTATCCTGACGCGTTTGGCGGAAAAGGAGGAATCTTGCCTAACCGTGGTGCAGCAGGCCCTACTAATGTGCGTCCAAAGGAATCTACCCCTCTTGCTCAAGATTTTACTGAAGATTCTGATGGCATGGAACAGATGTTAGCGCAGCTTCGCGAAAACCAATATTCTTTACCAAACGGCTTTATTAATAAATATGTTTCTTAAATCTGCTAGCATTTAACAAAGGTAATAATTAATGGACGCTAAAGCCAGGCTTAAAGAGATTATTGATTCCTACATCGAAAAAGATGGAGGAGCTTCCGTTGATACTGGCATTGTTGCGTCCCACTTAGCACAGATGAAGTTGTTTGGCATCCGCCAGGGTGTTGAATTCTTTCCAGCTCAAGATAACTTTGGTAATCAACGCAAAGACTTTATCGACCGTGTAATTAAATTCAATCAAATAGATACACGCCTAGACTCCATCTGGGACTACTTCCTATGTGATGGACAAGGTCTTTTTTACATACGTCCCACAGAAAATAATTATCGCCTTTACTTCTTTAGACGTAATGAGTATAGGAGTTTCTATAACATTGACGGTGAGTTAGACGAAGTTGTAATTATTTATAGTTATAAGATACGTCAAGGTTTTGGCTTTCAACAAGATATTATATCTTCTGCTATAACAGGTCCTGCTTCCATGGGACAAGGTGGAGTCAAGCGTTACATTCGTCTTTCAATTAAACGTAAAACAATAGAAGAGACACATTCGGAAGCAGAACTTTCATTCGATACTAACTATCAAATGAACTCCGGGCGTACAACCACACTTAAAAATACTCTTGGTTTTATTCCTTGTGTTGAGATCTTTAACAACACCAAAGGTTTTGCAATGGAAGGCGTTGGTGAATTTGACGCCTTAGCCAACCATATATGCACGCATGATGACTTGGTGCGCACCATGCGGAAGAATGTTACTTTCTTTGGTAGCCCAACCCTACTTTCTTCTCGTCCTAAAACGGACTTAATGGAATCTAGTAGCGACACTGCTACTGTGCAACGTCCTTCTATTGCAGCAAACTCAGGCTTTGGTGGTGCAGGACCCTTAAGTAGATCTCAGTTCAAATCTGATCCTATCTATCGCGGTATCGATGGTCAGCTTCGCGTACCACGCATCATTGCAAACCTTGAACCCAACGATCGTGTTGGTTACATTGTTCCAGATGCGATTACAGGAGATCAAAATTCTTTTGCACGTCAATATCGAGAAGAGATACGTACATCTCTTGGTGGTGTAGACGAGCTATCTATATCTGCAGGTGTAACTGCAACAGAATACAAATCGCTATTTGGTAGAGTATCTGCCACTGCAAAGAAGAAGGCAACTGCTATTTACACATATGGGATATGTCGTTGTCTAGAACTTATCTTATTCCAAGAAGAAACTTTATTCCGTAACACATTAGCAGCGGCTGCAGGAATTGAAAGACCCCTGGAACTTCCCGAGCAAGCTACTGATGAAGATACAGCAGCATATAACGAAGCCATGGGTATGTTTGAGGACCAAGTCAAAAAGATAATGATGGCTTGTCTTAAGACTCAACAAATACCACCTGGTGTATTAGGACTAATTCCAGATGGAGATGTGACGGTCCAATGGCGTTGGCTGGGTCCTGTCTATGAAGACTCAACACAAGATATTCTTAATAACTCGATTGTTGTTAGGAACCTACAGGAATTAGGTGTTGATAGCATTGAAGCACTGAAATACCTTTTCCCCTCAAAAACGGAAGAGGAGCGGGCCGAGATGTTATCTGGGTTCCCGTTCAGGATGGTGAATGAATTACAGAGTGCATACTCTCAATTTTCTCGCCTGGTGGGGGGTATGATGCAGACTCCTCACCCGCAATCACCGGACTTACCGATGGCTGCGGATCCAAGATTGGATCTAACTCCATATCTGTATCGTACATTAGAAGCATTACAAAAGGAGATGAGTTATGCAGGACGCTACCGTCCAATCGACCCCACAGATGAGCCAAGTACCAGCAGCCGTCGCTCCGAGCAATTACGTGGTGGCAGCACCACAAGCAGCTCCGGTCAGCTACCAGGCAGCACCTCAGGCTTATCAAGTGGGTACGAGCTACCCCCAAGCGGTACCTCAGGCGAACCCCAGTTACCAATCAAGCCCTACTCAATACGCCCCCCAATCCCAACCGGCGGCACCTCAGAGCAACCCATGGGAGTCGGCGTTCAACAAGGTAGTGGGGCTACTGAGCGCACCAGTCCAATCCCCGTTCCAGGGTCAACCCTCTCAAGCGGCACCTCAGTATACCCCGGCCAATTACGGAATTCCGTACAGCCAAGCTACGCAACAATCGGCTCCGCAGACCTGGCAAGCCAACCAGGCTTACTTGCCCAACTCTTCCCCAATCTCCTCGACAGCATCTTCAGCGGTTCAGGATCAACAGGCGATAAATACGGCGGTAGCAGATTATTACAATCTGAGCAACGAGACTCGTCAGGTTCTGGACGCGTTCGGGATGGAAGCTCCGGCAATCCTAAACAACTACGCTCTAAACCTGGAAGCGATGGTGGACAGCGCCGTCGCATGGGGAAACCGCGCAACTAACTGCATTACCGGTTACGCCAACTTTGCCGTTAATGAGCACCAAGAGAATCTTGCTTATAACGAGATTCTGACTAACCCTGATGTACTCAGCGACTACACACTTAAGTTCTTCGGTCCCGAAGGTCCTTATCCTGTGTACGAAAATGAAGAGCAACTAGCTACTCGTGGTTATCCCACCCAGCCTGCTGGTTATGCACAAGTAGGTCAGTTCCCTGCACCTCCTGCTGCGGCTGCTCCTCAAGCCCCTGGTAACTTTTGGGGTGAATTTAACGACACAATGACACGTGATCCACAAAATGCTTGGCGCATTTTGAATCAAGCACAACCTCAAACTGTTGCAAACAAATTGTTTGTAATGGAGTAATACATCAGCTTGTAATGAATAAATTACAAGCTGTTAAAATCATGTTAGATAAGACATATAATGTCTGAATCTTTCACCCTGTAAAAACATTCCCCGAGAACTGGAGGATAAAACAAAGTGTTCATTGATAACGATTTTCCAAAGATTCTAGGTGCGGAACTTTACCGTCCTCACCCTGCTTATATTGCGGAAATGGCTGTTGAGCCCGTGGTCGTCCACGACTTTACACGTCAACCTGGTCAAACTGTACAACTCGACCGCTACAAGTTCTGGGGAACCCCTGGCACCAAGGATAGCCGTGAGCGTATTGCTGACCAGACTATTGGTACCGCCAACAGCCGTAACATCACCAAGGAGAAAGTTCTTGTGGTGCTTAAGGAGTACACCGGTCCTGCGGACCCTGGTGATCCTACCCAACCTTCAACCTTTAAGATTGCTCGTGAGACTCTAGTTACCGCTCAGCGCATGTTGCTGGACACAGGTAACTTGAATATGTTCCACCAATCTATCGGTAGCCTCACACTGTTAGATGACTATCGTCGTTGGCGCGATCGCGTCTTCCTTGACGAATTAGCTAAAACTGAAGCTAATGGTAAAGCTTCTGGAACCCAAGGTGGTTACTACTTCGCTGGTAACAAAACCAAAGATTCATCTAATCGTATTTCTTACACAAATACTGAGTATACAGCGGATCTCCAGCAGTTCCATGTAGCTACTGACTTGTTGACTGTAGTTAAAGATTTACGTAAGCGTAACGTACCAAGTTTTGCTGATGGTTTGTATCGTTGCATTTGCGACCCTACATTCATGATGCACTTGCGTCGTGACCCTGACTTCCGTGAGATTGCACGTTATGCCGGTAATCCCGGTCAAGGCATGTACATGGCTAACCCCATGATGCCTAATAACGCCAGCTTCTTCATGGGTCCTCAAGCTGGTCAAGCTTACTTCTTGGCTGGTGAACCCGTAATGCCTACTGGCGTTCAGTTTGAAGGTGTGAAGTTTTATGAGTCAACTAACTTCCCAACCAAAAACGTTACTACATCCTTCAACGACACAGGTGGTACCTACACTTCTCAAGAAGTTGCACAAGGTTACTTCTTTGGTCCTCAAGCAATTGGTGTTGGTATTGGCGGTCCTAACGCGCAAGTACTCATCAACAATAATGATGACTTCAGTCGTTTCATCATCTTGATTTGGCAACTGTATGCTGGTTTTGAAGCCTTGAACAAGGACTTCGTTACTACCGCATTCAGCTACGTCTCTGATGACGGCACTGTTTAAACATAATCACTGTAATAATCTCCAAGGAAAAAATAAATGACTTATTTGTCCGCTAAGAAAATCTACCCAGGCAATTGGGTAGAACCCCTGAACGGTTGGTACAAAAACATTGATACCAACGACAACGGCTCTAATGATTCAACTAAAGGTGGCCCTACTTCTGTATTGGCTATCCCCGGTTATCGTTATTTTCAACAACGTGGTTATGTCGCTGTAACCGCAACATCCGGTGCTGGTGCAGTATCTTCTGCTGATGTGATCGTTCCTTCTCCTTATCAGAATGACGACACACGTACCAACATTACTGGTATGGTGATCTCTGGTTCATCTACCCTACCTGCTTACGTATACCGCACTGCGATTTCCGTAGCTTCTGGTTGGGGTGATGGTCGCGTTGCCTCTGGCATCTATGCCGCAACAGGTAACGTATTATCATTTGGTCGCAGTAATGCTGGCTCACCAACCGCTGCATCTGGTGTTGGTGAAGGCGTTATTCAAGCAAACCTAACCTCTACAGTTTCAGGTAGCCAAGCTGGTGAAATCTTGTTTGCTGCAGGTGTTCAAGGTTTTGGTACTAACCCGTTCCATATTGCTTCTGGTGCAGCAGGCGTAACAGCAGGTAATGTTAATTACGCTGCCACTGCATCCACCACCATGAAGGTGTTTGCAAAAGAGACAGCTAACAGTACAGCTACTTCTGGTGGTTTCTACATTTCCAGTGGTGATTCACTTGCTGGTCGTGTAGGTTACTTTGTAGTTGAAATATGCTACATCCAACCTGATGAAGCTCCTGGCTACGAAGATATCGATAGCTACTTAATTGGTCGCACTGTTAGCTAATTAAGGTAAACTAGGACCAGAACACTCTTCTGGTCCTTATGCTCTATCAACACAAAAAGACAGGCGCACGCCTCAAGGTTATAAGCGAATGGGATAACGGCGATTGGTTTATGGTCGAAGACCAAGACGGACGTTTATTTACAGCTTATAAAACTGAAATATCTCCTGATGAAGATGCCACTAAAAAGGTAAAGACTCTTCAGGTAAAAGATAAAGCAGCAAAAGAAGAGCCACGTACCTTTCCTCCTGATCATCGCTTGAATGTAAATTCAGCAACTGCTCAGATGCTCGCAGATCATATCAAGGGCATTGGTCTTAAGACCGCTCGCGAGATCAAAGATCTTCAAATGTCCTTATCAGGTGAAAGATTCAACAATCTCGAACAACTGAGACAGATTAAACGAATTGATTGGGAAAACGTTTTTGCTGCTGATTTAATACGTGTCTAGCACTCATCTCCTATTTACCCCTGGGAAACCAGGGGTTTTTGCTTTTAGAATAAAAGAAAAATAAAAATACAAATGGCAGGTTTAATACCAATAGGAAAAATTGCTAGTCCCGGAGAAGATGTCTTTGCGACTACTGGACCACATCTTGATGTACGTGTAATTCCACAATTTGGAAAAGATAAAGGTAAAAAAATTAACCCAGAGACAATAAGATCTTTACTTCAAAACATACAAGCTGCAGGGAAGCCTATCGTACAACAAGGCAAAGATGGTCAATGGAGCTGGAACAGTCCAATCACATCACGCTTTGGACCACGCTTTGCACCTACTGCAGAAGCCTCAACGTACCATGAGGGAATTGATTTAGGCATTGGCGCTGGGACGCAATTAACTTATAAAGGTTATGGTACCTTTACACCAAATAAAGGTTATGGTACTTTATCAACTACAGATCCAAAAGGACAACCTTATGATATTCAGTTCTTACATACAAAACCAGCGGCGAGTAGTACAGTTGCATCAATTACACCGGCTGTAACTACACCTGCACAAACAACAACATCCACTGACGCACGAACAGAAGATATACTTAAAGCTTTTTTGTATGGTGCAGGATATGCAGATAAAGCAAAGGAAACACCAAAGACATTTGAACAACAGTTAAAGGAAAAGTTATTAGGTAATGTTTTAAGTCAAGCACTTAATCCACAATCTTTCTTGTCTTCCTACTCAACAAGTAATCCGTTTATACAAGGTAAGTCTGCAGCAACAGATGATTTCCTTAACAATGTGTTTAGTTGATTATATGCTTTTATAATAAATAGATAAGGAGGAATAGAAGTGCAACTCTCTGACTTCGACAAAAGCAGAGTTAGATACCATCTGGGCTACTATGTAGTTTCTGTTCCAGCGGGAGATTATGCTCGTTTAGAAGAAGCTCTGAACACTGTTCCTGATTCTTACTTCTACGACAAAATTGCTATTCAAATAGGTCGTTGTGATACGGCTGAAAAGAAAACAGAAGTTGCCTCTTCTCCTTCCACACGTTTAGAAAGTATTGCAGGTGATGTGGATCGCACGATCCGCTCTAGTAATACCAAGGAAGCCTTGAAGGTTTGGGATGAAGTTTACCTTTACGAAACTAATCGTTTAGCTGGTATTCTTTACGTTCCAAACTACAAAGATCCTTTTCAAGCCAGATACCGTTACGAACGCTCTGGTGCTGAATTTATTCAGGCTTTACCAGGGCCTGCCGATACCTCAGTTGGTTCTCGTATTTACCTTAATCTTGCTTGGAGATAAACAATGGCAGAAAAACTCTCTCGACTTGAAGCTTATGTAAGTGGTAAACTTGCAAATGAATTAACGTACGCTGGTGACCAGTTTAAAAAAGGCAATATTCCTTATGTAGGCAAACCTAGATTTACGCCAGAACAAATGCGTTCAATGACGGCTCCGGGACTTGTACGGTATCCACAAAACGTCCCTGGCACCAGTTTAAATGCAATTCAAACTGGTAAATACGGACCTACTGATTGGAATCCAAGTGCCAATCCGCTTCGCGTTCCGTCTGTTCCAGCACTTCAACAAGGTGACGCAAACCGTGCTTATCAACAGGAAGTATCTCGTACTGCGCAATTAACAGCACAGGATCCTGAACTTCAACGTTATGAAAATGCACGTAAAATTGCTGCAGCTCAAGGTGCTACACCTGAAAGCATTAAGACAGCAGAAGATATTGGCATGCAAATCTGGGCTAAAAAGTATGGTGGTCCAGGTGGTTTAGCTAGTAAAGTAA